ATCCGCCAGCGCGTGTTCAGTGGTCGGAATGGACCAGACAAAGTTAGCCATTGGCTTGTGCCTCCATGTGAGCCTTATAGGCGTCGATCACTTCTTGGGTGTGAACTGCGGAACACACCGCCTGCACCTTGGCATCCTCGGCGCTGTAGTCGTCACCGGGGGCCACAACGTGGCGGTGGAAAGACCGGCTGATCTCCTCGCCGTCGCGCTTGATTACGGTGGCCGTGCGCACCTGAACGTGGGCAAAGTCGCCCACCACTTCAATCTTGTCCGCAAAACTTTCTTCGGTTAGTGCCATTGTATTACTCCTTGGTCCGCCTCAAGAGTCCACTTGAGGTAATTAGGATGCTTCGTACGTGAAGCCTAAAGCTATTACCGCTACTGCCCCTGATCCTCCGCAGACTTCTGCTGGCAGTGATGCCGCAAAAGTAGTGTTGTTTGCTCCAGTGGAGTCATTCACAGCGCCATTGGAGGTAATACTATTAAAATTAACTGTACCGCTAACGCCATGAATCGCGCCTTGAAACGCAGTAAATGGGATAGTAAACGTAAACGAAGTGTCAGTACTTCCTGCCGTTACAGACAAACCAGTAATAGCAATAGAGCAGTGAACAATCCTACCTACTTTGGTGTATCTAGCATGACTAATCACCGCTGTCCCAGTAATATTTGTAAGGCCGGAAACAGTAGGCGTCCAAGTCCCCTCCTCATAATCATCCAGCAGATTCGCCGCCCCAGTGCCGCCGAGATACACGCCGCCGGAGAGGTAGAGGTCCGTAAACCTGCGCGCTGAGTCACCAAGCCCGACAGTGTTATCAGCTAACGCCCCGCTTGAATTGGTAGGGAGCATTGAGGCGCTGCTTCCAAAATACAGGCCGGACTGGTTATGAATCGTAGGGACTTTAGCCACCCCGGAGAGGTAGAGGTCTTTGTAACGTGCAGTAGATGCACCTATGTCGTGCTGTGCGTCTTCGCCCGAATCTGCCGTCATGTCCCAAGGGATAAGCCCAGCACCTTCATCAAAGCGAATCCCAACAGTGCCTGAATTGCCAATAACAAGATCGCCAAACTTGCTGCGAATACTCCCGACCGTGGTGCCGTCTTTGCGGAAGTCCACAATAGGGCCATCGGTTGCCAAGCGGTTAAAGAATGCAAGCCCACCGCTACCTGCCGAACCCGTTAGATCACGGGCAATAGATAAATAACCATCGGCAATACCCACACCTGCGTGTGATGTGGTGCTGGTTGTAATAAGCGTTGCGGGGGTCTGAGTAGTCCCCACCAGCAAGTTGCCACTCGCATCGAGGCGGGCGCGTTCTGCGCCGCCAGCATACAGCTTAGTAGCGCCGTTATAGCCAAGGTTTAGCGCGTCGCTAACATATATCCAACCTTCGTTAGCCGGATATGTAGTCGTTCTGGTGCTAGACTGGATGCCAATTTCCATGTTTGAGTTTGCATCGTTACGAACGACCAAATTCGCAAAAGCGCTAGACCCCGAGCTAGAATTTTTAATTAGCCCGCCAATGGCCCCATCGGTGTTTGCTTCAACGTGGAAAAGGCGGGCCGGATTACTCGTCCCAATCCCGACGTTCCCCGAGCTGTCGATGCGCATACGTTCTACGCCGTTTACATAAGTCTGTAAACTGTCGTTAGAGTTATCATAGATAAGACGACCGACGTTCCCGATATCGGCATCTCCGAAATAAACAGCGGCAATGTTTGTGTTACTTGCTGTCAAAGATAGGATTGTAGAGCTATCTGAATCCACTATGCTCAAATCATATGAAGGACTCGTCGTCCCAATCCCGACGTTGCCGCCATTTAGAATAGCCGCATAATTAACGTCGCCGCCTGTAGGAGCATCAACGTAAAGACCTGTTGCAAGTGTTGCGCTTTGACCATTAAAGGTTTCTACCTTAACGCCAGCAACTTCTCCTGCGCCATTAAAACTACCCGATGTTGTTGGAGCAACTCTAAGGCCTGAAATTTTTGAACTAGCGTTAACAGAAGCAGGAGCGTTAAGCGTTCCAGAAACAAGACCAATAGAGCCTACGTTGTTATTTGCAGGAGTTACTGATGGATTAAAAATAACGCCAGCCTGTGAGCCTGCAATAGTTATAGAGCCTTCTACATCAAGGATGCCGTCAGGTGACGAGTCACCAATCCCCAACGCCTCCGCACTAGCGTCCCAGAAAAACTTAGGCGTCGTGCCGGTGTCTTCGTAGAAGGAGATGTCGCCGCCACCGTCAATGTCCATTCTTTTTACAAAAGTAGACAAGTTATTAGCGGTATAAAATTGCAATATACCGGCGTTGCTATTACTTTCCCAACGAGCCGAGTTAATTTGGGCTTGGTTTTTGTCTTGAGAGCTTGAGTTTGTCCCTTGAAAAATTAAGTCAAAACTTCCTTGAGACGCCCCTGCAGCTGTTTTTTGAATATTTACATCGCCAGCCGAAGTCAGCCCATCAGCCGTGACATTGCCGGTAACGTCGATGCCGGTGGCGGTGGTGGCGAGTTTGGCGGCGTTGTCGTAGTAAAGGGTTACTGTTTTATTAATAGCATGGAACTCGGCCTGAGCGCCCCCAGCAGAATCTTGAATCAGAGTCGCTGTTCCATTGCTTTTGAGAGTTAGTTTCCCTGTCCCTAAATCTTGGACGTAGCTATTAGACCCATCGTGATAAATCTGAAGGTCCGACCCAGCGCCGAAGATGGCTTTTTCATTGTCCCCAAAGACAATGTTCCCACCCGCGCCGATGCCGCTGGGAAGCTCAGACAGTTGAACTTTGACATTCCCACCCGACCGCACCGCGATCAGGTAGTCAGTGCTTTGAAGTGCCCCGCCGTCTGACAGCTCGGAAATCTTGCTCATTTCAAACCTCCACCTGCGGCCAGTCGTCCGCGCTTAGATTGGGCCAGTTTACATTATTCGGCAGATCCCGTAGAGCCTGCCGATACGCTGCCCACGCCTCTCGATCCACGGGAGCGTCGGGGAGTTGGGTCCAGTCTGAGGCCGTCAGAAGCTGGTTCCGATACTCCCGATTGGCAATCGCCCTCTCCGCCTCCAGAGAGGCCGTAGGAGCCTCTTTAAGCTCTACCCCGTCCCACTCCAGCCTAAAGGGATTAAGCCCCTCAGGGATCGCTACAGAGCCTTCTGGGGGCTCCTGCCCTGTATAGATAGAGACGATCTCGTCCCCGTCAATGACTGCCCACTTCATCGCTTGAGCCTCACAGCCTGAATGTAGGTTCCCGGTGCCCTAAAGGAGCGGGGGAAGGTGCCGTTGGTATTGGTCGCCGCTTGGAGGATAAAGCGCCAATCCGAATCATCCGCCGGGATTGAATACTGCATCGTGCTTGAGAATAGAACCTGCTGAATCTGCGCCCAGTTGGTCGTGTCATAGACCGAATCGCCTACAAAATACTGCGTGGCCTTCAGGGTCGTCCCCTGATAGATCAGCACCCGGATGGCGATATAAGGCGCGCCAGAGGCTTCGGGGTGCGCCCGTAGGCCCCACGAGATTTCCGCCAAGTCTCCGCTGGCGTAGGTCTGACCAGTAAGGCTGGCGAGGCTTAGGAAGCTGGTGCTGTAGTTGGTATTCGACGCCATATCCGCTCGGGCGGTGTTGGTAATAGCCCGCCCAGCCACTTGGGTCGTCCCCACACCCCCCGTCGCAATGATCAGGTTGCCCGCACTGGTGTCGAGCGTCACGCCGTCAATGGAGAGCCGGTCCGCGTTGAGCGATCCTGCCGTGATGTTGGAGGCGTTGAGGTTGCTGATCGTCACCGTCGAGGCGTTGATCGAGCCAGCGGTGATTGAGCCAAGGTCGGCGCTGATCGCGGCCAGATTGGTCACGTTGATGGCGTCGGCGTCCACCGTGCCATTGATTAGCAGGCTGCCATCAATCTGCACGTCAGTCGTAAAGCGCGCCTTGTTGCTCACCACTTGGAAGGGTATGAGCGGGGTGGTCGTGGTGTCGGAGGGGTTCACCACGCTGAACTTGTCAGCAATGACCGCAAACTCGCTCGTGGGCGTAGCCGTCGCCGTAGTGCTCAGCAGGCCGAAGCCGGACACCCGACCATTGCTGTCGATCTTGACCGTGTAGTTGGCCTCGATGCCGTTGATGCTCGTGGCGTTGGTCGTGATCGAGGTGGTGTTGGTTCCCACCGTCGTGGTCAGGCTGGTCACGCTGGAGCTGATCGAGGTGATGTCGCCCTCTGTCGCCGTGACGCGAGTGTCGAGGGAGGAGACAGCGGTGGCGTTTGCTGCAACGCCCGTCGATGGATCATTGACCGTTGATTGCAGCGCCGTCACGTCCGTGCTGATCGACGTGATGCTGCTTTCTGCGGACGTCACCCGAGTGTCTAAGCTGCTCACCGCCGTGGCGTTTGCAGCCACCCCAGTGGTCGGATTGTTCACCGTGCTCTCAAGGGCCGTCACGTCGGAGGACAGGCTGGTGATCGTGCCCTCTGCCGTGGTCACCCTTGTGCTGAGTGATGACAGGCCCGATGCGTTGGCCGCGACGCCCGTGGTGGGATCGTTCACCGTCGACTCAAGGTCGGTGATTGCGGACGAGTTGGAAGTGATCGTGCCTTCCGCGCTGGTCACACGGGTGGTCAGCGAAGTCAGCGCCGAGGAGTTGGCGGCAATGTTGCTCTCAGCCGTCGTCAGGTCTGCTTGCAGCGTCGTCACGTCGGCGGAGATGGAAGTGATGCTGCCCTCTGCGCTCGTCACTCTCGTCCCCAGAGAGGACAGGCCAGAGGCATTCGCAGCCACGCCGGTCGTCGGATCGTTCACGGTGGACTCAAGGGACGTGATTGCGGACGCCTGCGTCGTCAGCTGCCCTTCCGCCACCGTAGTGCGGGAGTCAAGGGATTGGATCGCCGTGCTCGTGCCAGCCGTGAGATCGTCCAGCGTCTCAAGGTCTAGCTCGCCAGTGGACTCCAGCTCGATGGGGTTGGTGTCGGCCTCGTCCTCAACCCGCGTCAGGAAGTCTAGCCGCGTCGTCAGCACCGTGGTGCTCTGCGCCTCGCTCGTGATCTGCCCTTCAACCGTGGTGACACGAGTGTCGAGGGAAGTGATGGCGCTGCTGTTGGCTGCAATGTCCGTCTGAGCCGTGGTGATGGCCCCAGCGTTGGTCAGGATGTCCGCCTGCGCCGTGGTGAGATCAGAGGACAGCGACGTGATGTCGGAGCTGTTGATCGTGATGTTGCCTTCGGCGCTCGTGACCCGCGTGGTCAGGGCCGTGATGGCGGAGGCGTTGGTGGTGATGTCGGTTTGAGCCGTGGTCAGGCCCGACTGGAGGCTGGTGATGTCGGACGCTTGGCTCGTGATTGAGCCCTCGGCACTCGTCACCCGAGTATCTAATGCGCTGATCGCGGACGTGTTGGTGCTGACGTTGGTGTTGGTCGTCGTCAGGTTATTGGTCAGCGTCGTGATGCTGGTGCTGTTCGACGTGATGTCGGTTTCGGTCTGCGTCACCCTCGACTGGAGCACGGTGATCGCGTTGGACGTGGTGGAGAAATTGCCCCCCGCGTCCTGCAAGACCGTCTCAAGGTCCGTGATGTCCGCGCTGATGGCAGTGATGGACGCGCCTTGCGTCGTCACCGTGGTGTCGAGGGTCGAGATCGCCGAAGCGTTTGCGGTGATTGCCGCGCCATTCGTCGCAATGTCTGCGGTGTTGGTGTCGATGTCCCCTTCGGCGATCGTCATGCGAGTCTGAAGGGCGGTAATCGCGGAAGCATTCTGCCCGATGCGGGGGTCTAGCAGGGATTGCCAAGCGCTCCCGTCCCAGTAATAGGGGGCGTTGTTATCGTCCGTGTCATACCAGCGGGAGCCGTCAGGGATGGGATTGGGGACGCCGCCAACGCCAGCCACCGGCGCCGTGTCCTGAAGATAAACGTCAGCCACGCCTGCCGTGATGTCGCCGAGCAGGCCTTGCAGGTTTTGCAGCGACCCCTCAAGGGTGTCGATGTTGCCTTGGATCGTGCTGTTGGACTCATTAACAAATATGGCAACGTCGCCAAGGTTCTGGATGTCTACCTCAAGTCCCGTCTCAAGGTTGAGGATCGTTTCCCCTTCCGTCTCGACGCGGAGAATGTCCTGCTCAAGGATGCTGTTGAGCACGTCCGTCTGGCCCAGCACGGTGGTGCCATCGGTGTCATAAAGATCGGTGCCAACGGTGGAGCCCACCGTGGCGTTGTCCTCGGGCTTCGTCCCGGCCGAGTCAGTGACGCTCGGCCAGTCTGCCGTCTCGGCAAAATTGGCGTCATCGTTAAGCTGACTCGTCGCAATCTGCCCAGCCGTGGCTGTGACGGTGGAGGTGTCGGAGTCGGGATCGCGGATCGACTCGCGGCCATCAACGTCCTCGGAGCGGGCCCAGTAGTAGCGCGTGGTGCCCCTCGCGAGCTCGTGCCGGAAGCGCGTGCCGCGTACTCGGCCCACCTCGACGGCGTTGGCCCAAGCGCTGTCCGCCGAGGCGTAGATCACCACCTCGTCGTACATGGAAGGCATCGAGGGCGCCTCCCACTCCAGCAGGATGCCCTCCTCCTCACTGGTGGCGGTCAGGCCACTCGGCGAAGGCACCGCCGGATCGTTAAAGACAATCGTGCCGGCTGCCGTGCGCGTGCTGTAGTCACCGAGCGCCGGGTCGGTATAGGCGGAGGCGCTGTCCTCCCGCACCGTGAGCATAAAGCCTTTTTCGGGATCGAAGGACCACGCATCGACCACAAAAACCTTTGAGGACCAGCTGAGCTCGGACACCGTGAGGTTGATGCGGTCGCCCACGCCGACCTTGAGGGCCTTCCAGTTGAGCGGCACCACGGCCGTCGTCTGCTGATTGTTCAGGCGCAGGGACCGCCACGCCAGCCGCTGGGCCATGTATTGGTCATTGGTCATGGGCAGAGCGATGGACGTTGCCAGCTCTTGCCCGTCGTCTCTCGTGCTTAGGTAATCGCTGTCCTGCACGCGCAGGAACTGCGTGGCTGCGTAGTCGGCAGAAGGATCGACAAAGGTGCCGCGCACGGTGTTGAAGCGCTGAGCTCGCGGCCGCTCGGGCTGCACCTGCACGTCGCCCACGATGTCGTTTTCGGTGAAGGTGAACGTGGGCGCCTCATAGGCTGCGGCGCGGATGCGGTACTTACCGCCGGACCAAGTGAGCGTGCCCGCCATCGAGGAGAGCAGGTTGCGGATATTGTCGGCGTAGGCGGTGCCGGTATCGAGGACGCCGTTGCAGGTGAAGCGCTTGGTGGAGCCGCCGGAGGGCACCGTGACGGTGGCATCGCACTGGTCAGCTGCCGTCGCCACCATGGCCCAGTCGATGTCGGAATAGGACACGCCCTCGGCACCCATGCCAAGGTCTGCATCGAAGAGATAGTCGGCGAGGCAGAGCGCGGGGTTATCGGACCATTCCCAAGTGGTGGGGTCCGCCAGCCGATGCAGGCCAGAGCCGCCGTTGGTTGAGTCAAGGCGCGGATCGTAGACCTTCTTGCCCTTGACCACGGCGCGGATGCTCTGCGGCGCACCGTTCGACCATACGCCCTCGCCCGTGCGGGTTCCGAGCTCGAAGGCGCTGACAACGTAGCAGGTGCCCTTGCCGACGTGGGAGGTGGTCCAGTCGCTGAAGGCCGAGGCGAGCTCGGAGACGTGGCTCTGCGTGTCAGAGCCGAGCCGCCGATAAAAGTTGGTGACCTCATTGCCAGAGATGGGCCCATAGGTGCCGCTCGTGACGCCGCCCGTGCCCGCCCAATCAATGATGGCGGAGGGGATTTCATCGCCGTCGAGCCAGATGGCCTCGATGTCGTCGCACTCGTGGGAGACAAGGCTCACCACTGTCCAAAGGGTGTTATTGTCCTGCGTGCCTGCGGTCGGCTTGGTGTTGGTGTAAACCACGGGGCCGGACACCCGAGCTCGGCCATAGACGATCTTGGAGGGCTCGATGGCCGAGCGGACCATGACGTCACGGGGTGCGGAGGCAGCTGCCTTGCGGGCGTCGGATTCTTGCTTTTTGCTGTAGGAAGCAACCATCGCAACGTCGGCGACGGCGGCTGCGGTAGTGATTGCTGCGACGGTGGTGGCGCTGAATCCAGTTGCGGCGCCCGTACCAGCTGCAACCCCTCCCGCCCCAACCCCAGCGGTCGCGCCGGCAACGTATGCTTTCGCAGCGATTATGGCTTGAGCGACTGCTGTGGCCATCAGATTCTCCAGCCTTCGAGGGCGTAGCGCAGCGGCGCCCGATACAGCCCGACTTTGAGCGGGACCAGTGCGCCGTCAGGTACACGCACGCCAGTGATCTCGCCCACACCCGGCAATTTTAGCAGGAGCACGTCCGCCGTGCTTGTCTGATCAACGGGAACCGATGGCCCAAGAATGTGGCTTAGCAGACCCGCTAAGCCGCCATGACGGGTCATGATGGCCTCAGCCTCCTCCTGCGTTGAGTAGGTCAGCCCCAGCGCTGGATCATAGCCCCTGAGGGCCTCAAAAACGGCCCGTGCGAGCTGGCAGCAATCAAGGCGGCCCCACGCAAAGGGCTCGTCACCAAAGGCCCGTGTGACGCTCCTGACGGCCTCCTCGCGGGTCATCAACGCATCTTGAAGTAAGAAGCCCCACCGATGCCGGCGCCTGCCGCGCCAGTTGAGCCACCGCCAAAGCGCTGCGTGCGACCGCCCCAGCGGAACTTGGCATCGAGCATTTGCGGGAGGTACTCATAGAACTTATCGGCCGCAAACTCAGCTTGGTGATCTGCATCGTTTTGGAGCCGGCCATTGATCTTCTCGAAGGCGGCAAAGTGACTTTCGCAGGTCACGCGGATGACGCTTCCCGAACCGATGGCCACTTGTATGTCATCGACATGGCCCGCCCACATGGGGTGCGGGGAATCAATGAGGGCCCTGCTGCTATCAAGCAGACCGATGAGAATGTAGACGTTGCGAAGCACGCTGTCATCGGTGAGCGCTTGAGAAGCGATGCCGGCATCAATGCCGGAAAGCATTAAATCGACGGAATAGGGAGAAACGTCGCGCCCCTCGTCTAGCTTGCTGATGCCGCCGAAGTCGCCCACCCCTTCCCATGTCTGACTCGTGCCGCCCCAGTCGTTGGCCGTGATCGGGCCGATGTCATCGTGGAGATAGAGCGTGCCCGTGGGCGAGTCGAACTCCAGCTGAGTGAATACCACCGGCCGGATGAGCGCATCATCAAGGGCGGTTGCATTGGCTGAGCTCAGGTCGCGGCTCATGCGATCACGTCCTCAACTGCTTCAATGGTGAAGGTAGAGAAGATGCCGGGCTGATTGGTCCAGCCACTTGAAGGGCTTACCAGCCGGAAGATGCCGGTGGGCGAGCTCAGCGTGAGCGTCGCATTGTCAGCAGGTGCTTCGCGGAGCTCGGGCACAAAGTCGACTGTGGCAGCCCCTGCGCTGATCGTGGCATCGGCCACCGCCATCTTGAGCTCGCCGTTGACGGTGAAGAGATCGCCACGGAGGAAGGCGTAAGTGCCGCTGGTCCAGCCGTCGGTGACCAGCTGGTTGCCCGTCTGGCTCGCGCCATTGACGCGGGCCGTGCCCGCCCCGTCAGCGCGGCGGGTGTAGCTGTGGTCCGTCAGGTAGAAGTTATTGGCCGTGCCTTGCAGCTGGGCCAAGAAAGCCTGCATGACCGCACGGTCAGCGCCGGTGAGGTTGTCGAAGGTCAAAGACGCAAGCCAGCGCGTGCCGCCACGCTGCGCGGTCTGGATCGCGCCAGTCAGCGGCGACACAAATTGCCGAGCGTTGGAGATGATCTCCCAGCTGCTGGCGGAGGGCGTAATTGAAGGGAAGCCAAGCGGCATCAGAATCTCCTCCGCGCCAACATATCAGCGATCTCGGCCTTCTGCCGGCGGAGCTCGGCCGAGAAGATGGCGCGATCTTGGGCGCTTGCGCCGCCAGAGATGTTCACCACCGGCGCATAAGTAAGCCCACCGCCGCCCAGCTGGTCATTGGCGACCACTGCGCCAGAGCGGCCCGGCACCATGAGCTCCGGTCCGCGCTCGCCGACGATATACGGGCGCCCACCCGTCACGCTGCCGCCGTCAGCGCGGAAGCCGAGGGCAGCACCGATGGCTCCGAAGATGCCGCCGCCGGCACCGCCGCCGCCGGGGAAGATGCTTTTGAAGGCGCTCATCAGCTGGCTCTTCAAAACCTGCGAGGCCATCTCGGTCAGGATGTTGGAGAAGGAGCGCAGCATCCCCTCCTTGCCGTCCGTGACGCCGCTGATCAGTGCATCGGAAAGATCAGATTGCAGGTCGGCCACTTTGTCTTTTGCGTTGGTCGTCACGTCATCAAGGGCTTGGGCTGTGCCGGTCTTTACCCCTGCGAGCTCCTCTGCCGTCTTGCGGGCGCCCACGGTGATCTCCTCAAGGGTCGCCATGATGTTCTCAGAGGGGAGCCCGTCGGCCAGCGCGTCGGTGATCTGCTGGCGGATCAGATCAGCTTGCCGACCGAAGGCGGTGGCGAGGCCCTCAAGCGTGCCGCTCACGCTCGTCTCGATCTCATCCATGCCAAAGGCGCGGGCGAGCACGTTGTATTTCTCAATGAGGAAGTCGACGGCCTTGGCTGCTTGAGCCATTCCACCAAGCAGGAACTGCATGAAGTTGGCGAAGCCAAGCTGCACGTTCTTGATCACGAGGCGGAGGCCGAGGATGGCATCGGCGACGAAGCCGAAGGCCCGAGCCAGCGCATTGGCCACGCGCTGACCGATGCTTCCGAAGTCCTCGGAGTCGAGCGCCGATTGGCGGATCAGGTTGGCAACGTGCTCGACGATGGGGGCGAAGGCAACGGCCAGCTGATTGCCCACACCCTGAAAGACTGCCTTGGTGCGCTCAATGGCATCATTGGCTTGCTCGACCTGTACGGTGTCGACGCGACCAAGGGCTACGCCAAGCGCCTGCGCCTCCTCCATCATTTCCTTGAGGCCAGCCGAGCCCTCGCCCAGCGTGTTGACCAGCGCCACGCCTTCGGAATCAAAGAGTTTCATGGCGAGGCGCACGCGATCGGCTTGGCTTCCCACCCCTTGCATGGCGTCGGCCACGATGGCCATCTGCTGGTCTAGCGGCAGTTTGACGAGCGCGGCGGCGTCGATGTTGAGCTCTTCGAGGGCGCCCTTAGCTTCGCCGGTGCCGACGGCGGCTTCTGCCACCCGGCGCGTCATGCGCTGAAGGGCCATATTCATGGTTTCAGTGCTGACGCCCGTGAGCTCGGCGGCGTGCTGGAGGCCCGCCAGCGTCTCGGTGGTGGTGCCCAGCTTGTCAGCGGTCTTTCCGAGATTGTCGATGCTGACCATCGACATCCGCGTGAAGGCGGCGAGGGCGGTGGAGGCTGCGGTGGCTGCGCCGGCGCCGAACTTAACGAAGGCCGGCGTGAGCTCATTGACGCGCTTGCGGGTCTTGGTCGCAGCGGCTTGGATCGACTTGAACGCTGCGGCGGTCTTGTCTTTCGCAAGGATTGTCAGGACGGTCTTTTGGTCAGCCATTCTTTTCCCGCCTCATCTCAAACCAAGCCGCCCAGCCCAAAAACTCCCTGTAGTCCATCCGGCGAATTTCCCCGACCGTTTTGTGCAAATGCTCAGCCAGGGCAAACTGCATTTGCAGGTCGGGGTCGCCCTTTAGTTTCCCGCCACGTCCTCCGCGCTGGCATCCTCGGCGTTGATCTCGCCAACAATGCGCGCCAGCACGTCAGGATCGACGCTTCGGAGCAGCTCGGTCTTTTCGATCTTGCGAAAGACCGGCCGCCCCTCCCCGTCAATCAGGCGGTGCACCAGCGTCATCACCATGGCCTCGGCGCTTTTGCCAGCGTTGGCGAGCTCCATGATCTCCCCGAGGTTGTGGAGGCTGATGCCCGGTCGAATGTAGACCGTCGCCTCCCACTCGGGGATTTGGAGCTCACGCGGCTCGGCGCTGAGCTTGGCTTTGTAATGGCTCTTTGCCCTCTCCAGCAAAGTGCTCATCAGGCCACCGTGGACTCAGACAGTGCGCCGGTGCCTTGCAGGCTCACCGATGCCTCGACCAGCCCGTCAAACGATGCCGTGCGGCTCACCTCGGTCACGATAGCGGTGCCCGTGTAGTAGGTGTCCGTGGAAGCGTCGCCTTCAGGGTAGACCGCAAAGGTCACCTCGGCGCCGATGGTCAGTGCACCTTGGCCGTTGGTGTCCGTCTCGTCCCAGAACACGTCAAGGCTGCCCGTGAACGTGGTGAGGCTCGACTTGAAGGTGCGCGCCGTGTCGCCCATGGACGTGTCCTCAAGCGTGTCAGCGCTCTCAGCAATCGTCCAAGACCGAACCTCGGCCACCGTATTTGCGCCGACTTTGACGACGCCTTCGCTGCCCTTGTGAGTTGCCATGCTTAATCCTCCAATGCCACGGGGGCGTCATCATCAGCCGGCTCAGGTGCCGGCGCTTCAATAGGCTCGGCCACAACGGCCCAGCCCTTTGATTCCATCAATTGTACCTTATCGGCGCGAACTCGGATAACAGTCGCCGCGCCATCGCTCATCTCAATCAGCGTCATGCTCCCACCTCCACGTTGTTCTCTAAGGTCACATAGTCGACCTCGACGTTGAGAGTAGCGCGAGCCACCGGCTGGTCGCCGTCGCCGGAAAAATCCGAATCGAAGGCGGTGACGCGGGTGTCCTTTGCGTTCCCACCCCGCGTGCGGTCGGTGTAGAGCGCCTCCTCAATTTCCACACAAATGGCGTCGAGGGTGTCGTCATAGGCGGTGACGGCTTTGACGTACACGTCGACGCTCACGGTGAGCGTGCGCACCTGCGTCCGAGGCGGCGTGATGGTCGCATAGTCGGTGGCCTCGGTGCTCGTGTAGATGGCCAGCCCCGGCAGGCGATCCTCGGCGATGGGGTAGACACGGGTTTGGTAGACGTTGGCGCCGGTCGTCGCCAGCCCCGTCAGCGTCGTCTCGATGTCATCGCGGATCAGCTTGCGAACGTGTGCCATCAGGGCGCCTCAAGCATCATCTCGGTGATCCCCGTGCCGTCAGGCATCACCACTCGGATCGTGTAGGTCACGCCGCCAATGGCCAGCGTTGCGCCCTCGGTGGCCCCGCTTACGTCCGCCGTGCGTGCGGTGACGCGGGGCTGCGTGACCGCAAATGTTGAACCACCCCCAACGTCAACGGCCTCATAGGCGTTGTCGAAGATAACGGTGACAGCAGACGACGCCCCTCCTCCAGCAGGAGTGAAAGTCGCAGCCACTCCAAAGTCAGCGAGGAGGATGAGTCGGTCATCGGCAGTCTCAACGGCCATGGTTTAGTCCTGAGCCTTGCGCGCCCGAGTGCGGCGTCGCGGCTTGGTTTCTTCGCTGAGGCCCAGTGCGCGATCTGCCACCGGCGCCTCCTCGGCATGAGGAGCCACGCGCCCCATCGCCATCAATTCCTTGGCTTCAGCATCATCGAGCTCGACCAGTGCGCCCATCTTGCGGACCCGGCCAGCTGCTACGGTGTTGCGGAGCACTTTATATTTCATAAAACCCCCAGAGGATCAGGCCCCCCGGAGGGGGCCGTCACCTTAGTGCTTAGGCTTAGCTGCCGCCGTCATTTGCAAGGCAGAAACTGACAGCATTTCTGACCGCTACGTCGCAGCTTTGCAGGGCTACTACCCGTACCGTTCCGCTAGTGCTGGCGGTGTAGGGATCGACCACGATGTCGAGGCCCCCGAACATGCCGACCAGCAGGTCTGCGAAGTTGCCGAAGTAGGCATCCCCAGCAGCTGCTTGGTTGGACACGATGGCGCGATAGCCATTGATCGTGCCACCGGGCTCGACCACAAACTGAGCCGTGTTGGTGGCCTTCTCGGTGGTCTTGAGTGCGCCATACATGGCAGCGCCCATGATGTAGGCCAGATTGCCGAGGAGCGCGTTGTCCTCTGCGACCTTGGTCTCCATCTCGACCACTTGAGCGAAGGTCGGCACGAGATCAGGAGCGGTTCCGAAATCAACGGTGTTGATGCCGGAGGTGTTCTTGATCCCGGTGGGCTGACCCGAGGAGCCGGAGCCGGAGAGCGCGCCAAGGTCGATTGCGAGAGCAATGGCCTGTGCGAGATCGTCGCGGATCAGGGCCTCAACGTCGAGGCTCGACTGGATGAGCAGCTGACGGGTGACGTCCGTGTGAGCACCGAGGGTTTTCGGCGTCATGGACACGGAGCCCACGGTCATCTCGGACTCAGAAGAAGCCCCACCTTCCGTTGCAATCCACCCAGCGGCAGCTGCTGCGGTCTTCTTGGGGATCTTCACATCGCCGGAGAGGCCGTTGAGCATCCGAGCGCCGGCTTGCATGACGGAGCTGCTGTTACGCAGCACGTCGATGAAGTCGCCACCACGGAAGTCATCGGTGAACAGGGCAGCCTCGTCGGCGCTGTTCAGGTCACGCTTCCAGTTGCGGAGCACTTCGGCCGGGAGCAGGATGCCCTGAGCGGCGCGACCGTACTGGTCGGCAGCTGCGCGGGAGCACTCAAACTCGAACGCAGCGGCTTCTTGAGCGCGGCGGTCGGTCGGGTTGGCGAGGGCATGGATAGCACGGATGATGCTGAAGCGCTTCACCTCCTGCTTGGTCATGCCGACATCTTGCGCCTCAAGGGCACGCTCGGAGCCGATCACCTCGAGGAGCTCGCCACGGAACTCTTCGACGCTCTTGCCCTCTGCGATTGCCTTGCGGGCCATCTCGCCTTGGTTGTGCCGAGCACCGAGCTCGACGATTTGCGCGGCACTGCGCTGTGCGGCTTTGCGGGCTTCCGCCTCGACTGCCGCGATGTCCACTTGATCGGTCATGATGACCTCCTTGGGATTGTTGGACTCAACGGTGATTTGAGGAACGTGCCCGCTGCGACCAACGCCGACTGTCACGTCAGCGGGGATCGAAACGATGCTTGCCTCGACGGGGCGCCAAGACTTGGCCACATAGGTGTCCTTGTCCTTGCGCTCCAGCTTGTTGATGGCGTATCCAATGGAGACATTCGCACGGATACCGTCCACCACATCATCGAAAACCTCGCGGGCAAGTGGGCCTTTTCCAAAGCGCACCGTCGCACGGAGTCGCCGTGCCGAGCCATCAAGGTCAACCGATTCAATCACGCCAATCTGCTGCTCGGGGTCATGGTCGAGCAGAAGCGGGGCGCGGCCGCTGTTAAGGAAAGACAGGTCAATGGCCTCGGCCGAGTGCTCCAGCACCTCGGTGCCGAAGCTGCGCTCGACGGGCTCCTCGGAGGAGACAGCCATGCGCACCCGGCGCTCGTCAGCATTGACGGCCTGCGGGTCGAGCTCCATGGCCCGATGCACCACCTCGGGAGCAGCTTTGCGCTCCTCTTCCATGTTGCCGCGATCTTCAGCCGGCTCGATGGGGTCGATCTTGGTGAGCGTGCTGAAGCGATGGCCCACCATGACATCGGAGGGCTGGCCTTCGCTGTCGAAGATGCGAATGAGGGCGGCAGGATCGTCGGGCTCGCCGTTGATCACCACGTCGGTGCCCGGCACCTCGATCTGGCCATCGCGCACGATCTCCTCGATCTGCCCGCGTGCCATTCCGCCAGCGCTTTCCCATTCGACAAAATCGCCGATGCTCAGCTCATCAGGTTCTGCGCGTTCCATGTCACGCTCCTCTTGGTGACTCTCCCCGTCATTATAGCCCCTTTCCGCATCATCAGCGTCATCCATGCGGTCGGAGATGTTATTGGCCCAAGTCCGGCCGGGGTCGCCACCCCACAAGGCCCACGCTATTCTCCCTGCGGAGGGGTAGCCCTCCTCGCCGGGGCTCCAGCCCTGTCCCTGCTTGTCCACCTCATGGCGGGCGAAATAGGACACCATGCGCTTCACCGTGTCGAAGCTGAGCTCGCGTCGGTTGCTGATGTCACGAGCTCGGGCGACGCCTACCTCGGTGCCGCCGCGTCCGTACTCCTCGCGCCACGCAAGGCCGCGCTCGGCCTCTTCGACCATGCCGTCGGTGGGGGTGGTGCTGATTTCCACGCCTTTATACGTCGGCATCGTCTGCCACCTCCGGCACCACAGGCATCTGCTGCGCCGCGTAGGGCTCCAGCGCGTACTTCACGCCGAACTGAGCCATGAGCTCGCGATCCTTGGCGATTTGGGAGAGGAGCTCCTCAACGTCGCGGCCATAGTTTGAGGCCACGTCCTGAAGGGAGAGAATGCCCGCCTTCATGCCGGTGATCGCCGCCGTCATTTCCTTCTGCGGGTCCACCCAATTCCACGCTCGGCCCCGGAACTCTGCCGCATCGGAGAAGCGCTCAAACTGCCGGACGGGGATGCCAAAGCTGTCCACCTCCATGGCCGCCTCAAGCCATGCGTCGAAGGCCGGCCGCACAAAGTGGTCAAGCATGAACTGCTGAAGCGTGCGGTAGTAGTCACGCTCCTCAAGGGCGCCCTGCCGAATGCTGCTGTAGCTGGTCGCCTCAAGGTCATTGGAGAGGGACGTGTAGGACACCCCGAGCCCCGAGGCGATGCCTTTTAGCACTGACGTGTGGAAGGCGTCGAACTCGTTCGAGGGGTATTGCGGGTCGAAGGTCTTGAAATCGACGCCCTGCGGAAGCTGGTGGAAGGTGCCGGGCTGCGCGTCCATGATCGGCACATTGCCATCCATGTCATCAGCCACAAAGCCGTCGCCGCTGGGGGACGTGAAAAAGCCCATCTTGCTCGCACCGACTCGGGCGTTGACGATGGCGGCCTCGCGCAGCGCGCCCAGCTGCTTCATGGCAGACAAGGCCGGCGCCATCCACGGCTCGCCTCGGGTCTGCCCAGCGCGGAGCGGGCGGAAAATGTGGATCACCTTGCTCGCCTCAATCCGCCGATGCTTCGGGGAGCGCGTTTGCGTGGTGAAGTCATAATCGCCGGGGTGGCCCGTCAACACATGGTAGGCCACTGGCCGACGGAAGCGGTCGAGCTCCACGCCCATGCGAATCTCATTGCCATTGGGCAGGCGCTCCGACTTCTCCTCGTCGATCTGGTCCGGCTCGATGAACTCAAGGGCAAAGGAATCGTGGAAAGAGGCGCCCCGGTGCTTGATGATGAACACCTCGCCGTCCCTTGCAAGGCCCTCCATGACCATCTTCTGCACGTCATTCCAGCTCATCTTGCCGTCGACGGTGCAATTGCCGATCCGGCCCCAGCGCCGGAAGGCGGCCTCAACGGCGTTGTTCCCGCTCTGGTCCAGCCGGCCAACGCTATCCACCGCCTTGACCTGAAGGGTGAAGCCACGATCCCCAATCACGTTGGTCTTGAGGAGCTCAAGGTAGCGCTTCGCGTATTCGTTATTGCGCGCAAGGTCGCGGGTCCGCGCCCGCATCCTTGAAATTACGGGGTAGAGCTCCGAATCTGCACTGCGCTCGCTGCCGGGGAAGTCAGCAAAAAGCCGCCCAGTGCTGGCGGCCGCGTAGGATCGCTTGAAGGTGCGGCCCTTGATGGGCTCCGGCTCCGGCTTCTTCTTGAACCAGTCAGCGATCCCCATGCTTAGAACCTCACTTGAATCGTGGAGCCGTTCTTCTTCCCGCGCTTCACGAGCTCGGCGTTTTTATGCTGCACCACCTCGCGCCGGTAGTGGTCACGGGCATCGAGGAGCTCTTGAAAGCTCAGCTTGGTCAGGCTACGGCCGGCGATGGAGTAGGAAGCGACATCACTGTCGGCCTTGCCGGCCAGCAGAGTCTCGATTTTGTCCAGCATGATCTCGGCATGGATGCGCGGATCGGCTTGGTTGTCATCCATGTCAGGGACGGCAGTGAAGTCCCCGATGTCGACGACGATGCGATTGCCGGAGCTCGTCTCCGTGATCTCCAGCTGCCAGTGATAGAGGCCGGGGGCGAAGAGCGCGCTGTCGACGCTGCTGACGCTGAACAGGTAATAATCGTCCGTCGAGCCCGCCGCCTGCGGCAGCTTGATCTCGTTCGCTCCGCCGCCGGTGATCCGGGCCACATATTCGGCAGTGAAACCGGAGCTCGTGGGGTAGTCGTCGGCGATGTCGGAGCGCTTCCACTGGATGAAGTCGCCCACCACGATTTCGGTGGGTTCACCTTCGGGGGCATTCGCTGGATCAAATAGATTTGCCATCGTCACCGCCAACTATTCACGAAGCCGCCCACGCGCTGCGGTCTTGGGATGAAGCCTTGCCGCGCCGGTGCGGGCGGCGCCTTCTCCTCAGTCTCCACCGGGGCTGCCTCCAAGCGGGCAGCCAAGGCGTTAACGTTCACGCCAATGATAGCATGAGCAGCCAAAGCGTACACAAAGCAGTCGAGGGCCTCGTTTCGGGGCCTCGTCTTGATGAACTCCCGCCGCTGAAAGCCCTTGTGATACCTCGTCACGATCTTCTCGGCGGTCAGCTGCTTGAAGTATTCATCGGGCAGGGTGTCGGAAAAGTGGACATAGGAGGGTCCGATTTCCGACACCTTGAGCCGCCCGAAGACCACATCCTTCACCGTGTGCACGCCCACCGGAAACAGGGGGCACTTGCCCACGTTGTTCTTGCTCGGCCGCCCCACCATGGCCTTCCCTTCGCCGCCCACCCCCTTGATGGCGAACACGCGCCGTCCGGCGTTGCGCTTGCAATACGAATAAACCGCGTTGGTGTAGTGACCGCCCGAGTCGACACAACTTGCCCGCACCATCAGCTGGCGTCCGGACTCCGTCTCATACTGCGCGAAGAGTTTGGAGTCCAGCGCCGTCCATAGCTGCGGCGTCGATGGGTCGCCCCAAAGCGTGTCATGGGAAAGCACCCACGTCTCGTCGTCGCGCCCGTGACCCAGCAGGGTCATCTCCAGTCGGTTGTCCTGCACGTCGACGCCCGCCGTCAGCACGATCACCTCATCGGGGATCGAGGGCAGGGGCTCCCGCCTCTCCGCCAGCGCCCAGTCGTCGACCGTCTCCCCTTGGTCCTCCCACGTCTCGCCGAGGTAGGTATTGGTCCACACCCGGAGCATCTCGGGGCTCTTCTTCGCGGCCATGAAGTCGCGCACCCCATCCGCCAGCGGCGTCCATGGCGAATACATGCCGTTGATGGCGAAGCCGGCCACCCCGTTGAAGGGTTTATCAGCCCTCCACTCGCCATTTCTGATCGCCCAAATGCGGTCGGCGTCGCTCCACAAGGCGCCACATCCTTCGCAGGCATAGCGCGCGGTTTCGGGGTCTTTGTCGATCCATTGCACATTGGCCCATTTCAGCACCTGAAACTGCTCGCAGTGGCGGCACGGGACATGATAGCGGCGCTGATCCGACGCCTCGAAAGCCTGCTCGATGCGACTGGCGCCCTTGTTGGTGGGCGTGCTCACCATGATGACCTTACGATTCCAGAAGGTGGCGGCCCTCTTCCGCGCCAGCTGGATCGGATCGCCCTCCGTTCCCGCGCTCGACGGATAGCGGTCCACCTCGTCGCAGAGCACCAGCCGGATCGGGCGGGAGGCGAGCCCCGCCGCACTGTTCGCGCCCACCATGGTCAGGGCGCCACCGGGAAAGACCTTGTGCAGCGTGGTGTTGCCACTATCCCGAGCTCGCGGGTCTTTGATCTTCCCGCGCAGGGCCGGCGTCGAGCGCACGAGGCCAGCGGCCACCCGGTCTTTAGAAAACGCCTGCGCCATCTCAAGGGTCGGCTGCAAAACCAATATCGGGCAGGGATCGTGGGCAATGTGGAAGCCGAGGATGTTGAGAATCGCCTCGGTCTTGCCCAGCTGAGCTCCGGCCATCACCACCACCTCGGGGGTCGCCGGATCGGAGCAGGCGTCCATGATGCCGCGCTGGTACTCGGCGCGGGAGGTGTACCAGCGGCCGGGCTCGCTACTGCTTTGCGAGTCGAGCCGTCTTTCGCGGTCGGCCCACTCGCTGACGCTTAGCCGGGGCGGCGGCTTCATCACCTTCAGCGCCGTCCTCGCTGCGTTCCACATTCGCGTCCGTTGGGCTGCTCTTTGGGTCATAGTTTTCAAGCTCCTCAAGCGCTTCCCTCACCAAGTCCTCGATCACGGCTTGGCACTTCCCCGCCTCTCCTTCGCTGGCGACCACCGGGGCCGCCTTTGTGGGCACGCTCATCATCTTGGCCTTCACGGCCATGAGGACAGTCTCCCACGCTTTGATCACGTCATCGACCACCACGAGCTCGCCGCGCACCTTTGCGAGCTCCAGCTCCGCGATCTCCGCCTCGGCGTTGACCTTGCGGGTGCGGGCCTCGTCATAGGTGCCGCCGATCTTCACTCCGCCTGTGCTTGGCATAGGTTCCGCCTATCGTTTCTTGAATTAGGTTAGCCAAAATCTATCGGTGCAAAAACTCGGCGCCGCTGCGTGACCCGCAAGGCTTGGCGTTGGGAGTACCTTTGACCGGGGGGTGGGGGCGTGGGCGTCCCTCTGGCCGCCTCTGTGCCCCGTGGCGGTGCGTTCTCGGTCGAGGCTGTGCACCCCTACGCCCTGCTCCGCGTGTAGCGCTCAAGGCCCTTGGAGAGCCGCTCAGGGAACACGCGCCGGATCAACTCCACGGCCCGCTGCTGGGTCGTGAGCGCCTCGAACATCTTGAGGGGGATGGGTCCATGCAGTTTGTCGATGGGCAGCCGCTTCTTCGTGCGGCGCTTGAACACATGGCGGCCGATGCTGTCCACGATGAACGCGCCTTCGTACACCTTGCGCTGGCCCCACGCCTTGGCGCTCACCCCCACCTTGGTCTGCACTGGCTTGAAGTCCTTCAAGGGAATGGCCCCATAGCGGGAGCGCACCTCGAACACGAGGTCTTTGAGCCTAGCCCTTGCGGCGAAGTAGAACCCGCGACGCTTAAGGTCCTTCTGCGCCACGCCCGCCTCCTTGGCCACCTCCTTCACCATCTGTCGGCCAACCTGCCCGCCGGTCTGGTTAAGCGCCCACCATGTGGCCTTGGGCAGCTTCTTCTTTTGGAAGTCGGTTAAATTCTTTTGAAATTGCTCAATATCATGCTTGACGCTTAATTCCATTATTTCGCCCCCTTATTATTATGGCGCGGCTTGTTAAATAATACAGCGCTCACTGGATATACCTTGGGGCTCTGAGGCCTCACCCCACCGGGCCACTGCTCGAAGTGCTTCCGCTCAAATATATAAACCAGCATCGTGCTCTCCAATTAAAAAGGCCCCGACGGGCACAACGGGCGAGGAACGCCCGCCGAGGCACAAAAAGGCGCCCCGGTATCGACGGGGCCACTCGGCGACCATCTCCAACGGGGGAGAGGGGAACGCTGGAGGGTCAGCACGGTCATGGTATCACGATCCGAAATCCTCAATTGACTCCATGACCCATTCATAAAGCTCCGGCCGGTGCTCCTTCATCGCGGCCATGTCCTTCGTGAAGCCCATCTGCCCCGTCTGGATGTTCCGAGCCGTCCAGTAGTTGGCCTTGCGCGGCACCCGCCCCTCAGCGCACACCTTGAACGTGACCCATTCGTCTGAATGGTCCTGCCTGCGGCAGAAAATGTCCCATTCGGCGTCCCCGATATCCGTGGTGCAGTCATAGTGCCACCAGCCCTCGCTTTTAGGCGGCGGGTTCCCCTTGTAGCTTCTGGCCTTGTCGTCACTCATATCCTTACCTCCTATAGGGTTTAGGACGCTCAAGATATCACAAAACCCAGAACACAAAACCCCGCTCGTGGAACAGGAACAGGAACGCCCCTTGTATAAAGGGGGCTGTTCCACTGTTCCGTTCCCTCGCCTTGCCCCGGAACAAAGTGGAACAGTGTTCCAAAGTGTTCCGTTCTGTTCCCGCTCATCGCGAGCCCAAATTGATCTGGTTGAGCAGGTTCTGATCGACGATAACAAAGCCGTTTTCGGCCTCTTTTATAATGTCCGAATCAATTAAAACTCCCACAAGGTCGCGCTTATTATTAGGCCGCACATACCTATCAGCGGTGCTTTCTTCTTTGCCTAAATCATTTTTTATGAAATCTTTCAAAGCGCTTTTAGTTATATAAGGCTTCCCATCTACTCTTTCTTCCCCAGTGCTTCGCCAAGCATCGGTAAAGGTCTTGGTGTGCTTCGCCACCTTGCGGGACGGCCCCTCTTCGTCCTCCCCGTCACACTCCGTTATAAATGGCACGGCACTGCTTATTTGTTCCCCTTCATCATCAAACCAACCGGGGATTTTGACGCCCTTGAGCTCAATGCAAACGTGCGGCGCGAGCTCTGCATCCTTGCTCTTGCGCTGGATCACCTTGATGGCTCCGCCCTTCTTCTTCGGTGGGGCCACGCTGATCTCGATGTCGAGGGCACCGCGCCAAGCACTGCTCCCCCTTGCTCGGTGCTGCGCGTCCTCACTGTTCCCGGTGTGGTGCACCAGCAGCACGGTGGCGTTGAAGTGGTTGATCAGGGCATCGCAGGCATCAATGAAGGTCTTGGTGTCGGCCGCGCTGTTCTCATCGCCCTCCATGTGCCGGTGCACCGTATCGACGGCGATGATGTCGGGGATGAAGCCAAGGGCCTCGACGGCCTCGATGACGCGGCGCAGGCCCTCTGGGCGGTTCAGGTCGATAGCATCTGTCGACAGGTAGAAGTCGACATCGGCCACTTGGTGGTGATGCTTCCAGGCGGCGATGCGAGCTCGAAGGCCAGCATGGCCCTCTCCGGCGAGATAGAGCACCGTGCCCTTCTTCACCTTCAGCCCGGCCCACTCGGGAATCCCCGCTGCAATGTGCAGGAGCCAGTCGAGCGTGACAAAGGTTTTGCCCCCGCCCGATGGCCCATGCACCATCATCAGCGCCCGCTTCTGCACCCACATCTTGACCCACCAGTTGATGGCGGCAGGCTGGGCGGAGAAGTCATCGGCCTTGACGATCCAGTCATTGGCGGGCGGGGCGAGGGCCCTTGTACCGAGGAGCGCCTCCGCAATCTGCGAGCCCAGCGCCACATCGGATGCCGTGTCCTCCTCTGGCGCATATCGCGCCACCGAGCGGGCAATGCGCGCCACCTCGGAGGAAAGGAGCGGTGGATCGCAGCGCGTCTCGTTCGTTACCTCAAGGGCGGCCAGTATCTCCCGCTCGCCGAGCCCGTGCCGACGCATGGCGCCAGCAACGGCGGTCAGCCCGTCGTTACGATTGCCCTTGATGAGCTCGGAGTCGGTGCTGATCTTCTTTTTAGACCTGTTTAGGTATTGATCAAGCCACGGCTGCGGGACGCGGAAGGGCGCGACGCCTTCGAGGGGATCGTCGCTTGCCTCCCACTCGTAGCGCTTGCCGTTGATGGTCGATGGGTAAGCGACGAAGTATTTCCCGTCGCTTAGGAGGTCCACCCCCTGCTCCAGCTTGCAGGACGTGATGGCGGGGTCATAGAGGGCCAAGTAGTGGTAGCCACCCCCGGCCGTCAGCTGCGTGGCGCCGTCCTCGTGAGGGCCCGCCACCTTCTTCCAGTCGTCCCAACCATCGAGGCCACCGTTGCGCGGGTCAACGTCGAAGACGACGAGGCCGCTTTCCTTCCCGGCGGCGATGCCGACGTTATAGGCCGGGTTCTCAGTCCACCATTTGCGGATGCGCTCGGCGTCCGTGGTCGCGTCGTGCACCCCGTGGGCCGTGGCCGGCACCTTCCGATTGGGCACGAGCGGCAGCACGGGCCAGCCCATGGCTGCGTAGCGTAGGGCGGTCTTTAGGGTCAGTGGTTCAAGCTGTTGCACGTTTGATGACGTCATCGCGATCTGCCTTTAGCTCCCCATTGGTGATCACCTCAAGCTCAAACTGCCGAGCCATTGGCGGCCTTTCTCCCCAGCGGCCGATTGCGTGCGGCCATACGTCGAGCGCCCGAGCGAGCGCCTTTTTGCCACCGAAGTGCTGGATGGCTTCAAGCGTGGTCATTTTGTTCCCCCATGAAGTGTTGCGGTGAGGGTTGACACAATACGGGAGAGGCTAGTACCTTTGCAACACCCCAACCGGCAAAGGTGCCAACCGGGGACAATCAGAGGAGGCCATTATGGCCATTTCATTGAAAAGAACGGGCGACGTGTCTGCCCTCAACGTGCGGCTGCTCGTGTACGGCGCAGCTGGCGCGGGCAAGACTTCACTAATTCCCACCCTGCCATCGCCCCTTGTGCTTAGCGCAGAGGGTGGCCTGCTTTCGATCAAAGGCGCTGACGTGCCCTTCATCGAGATCAAGTCGATGGACGATCTCAAGGAAGCCTACCAATGGCTGACGGAGAGCGAGGAGGCCGCGCAATTCAAGTCGGTCGCGCTCGACTCCATCTCCGAGATCGCGGAGGTGGTGCTGACGGCGGAGAAGGCGACCGCCAAAGACCCGCGGCAAGCCTACGGGGCGCTGCAAGACCAGATGCAGATGATCATCCGCGCCTTCCGCGACCTACCCGGCAAGCACGTCTACTTCAGCGCCAAGATGGAGAAGGCGCAGGACGAGACGGGCCGCATTCTTTACGCCCCCTCCATGCCGGGCAACAAGCTGGCCCAGCAGCTGCCCTATTTCTTCGACGAGGTGCTGGCGCTTCGCGTCGAGAAGGACGCCGAAGGGGTGCCGCAACGCGCCCTCATGTGCGCCTCGGACGGCCTCTGGTCCGCCAAGGATCGCTCGGGGCGGCTTGATGCGTGGGAAGGCGCAGACCTTGGCGCCGTCATCAACAAAATCATGGCGGAGGGCGCGTGATGGCTTCAAAGCCCGACCCGGTGAACAACCCCGAGCATTACAAGACCGGCGGCATCGAGTGCATCGACGCCATGGTGCAGGTTTTCGGGGAGGAGGCCGTGCGGACCTATGCCCGCATCAATGCCTTTAAGTACCAATGGCGTGCTCCGTACAAAGGCAAGACCGCCGAGGACTACAAAAAGGCCCTCTGGTACCTGCGCTTTGCTGACGGGGATGATCCCCGCAAGGATCGGCCCAATGAGTGATCGCAACGCATTCGCGGCCTTTGCCATGCAGGCGCTGATTAAGCATCAGCCGGAGCTCATAAAGAGCGGGGCGCACGATGATTACCAGCTGGGCCTTATTGCATGGCAAGCCTTCCGCATCGCTGACGCCATGGTCAAGGAAGGCCGGGTGCAGGAGGTGAAGCATGGCGATGCTTGAGCGCACCCCGACGCTGGCGGAGCTCATCGGCTTCTGGCAGGAGGCGAAGCAGTCCGAGAAGGCGTGGCAGGACCGTCGCCGCCTCATCGAGGACGAGATCGCCCAGCACCTTGAACTGACCGACATGGAAGGCGTGCAGACGATCAAGACCGACACGCACGTCATGAAGGTCACGCAACGGCTCAACCGACGCATCGACACTGATGCGCTGCAAGAGCTCGCGGCGGAGCACGGGCTGCAAGCCCACCTCGCCGACCTATTCCGCTGGAAGCCGGAGCTCAATCTCCGCCAGTGGAACGATGCCGACGAAGGCATCCGCAAGGCCCTTGAGGGGGCAATCACCACCAAGCCCGGGCGGCCTTCGTTCGCCCTTGCAAACCCAAACGATAAGGAGCAGTAAAAATGGCACAACTTGGCCAAGTGTTCAGCGCCTCTGAGGCGCCTGCAAGCAATGATTACTCGCCGATTCCGGCGGGCTGGTACAACGTCCGCATCACCGAGGCGGAGCTCAAGGAAACCAAAGCCGGCACCGGCAATTACGTCAAAGTGCGCTATGACGTGACCAGCGGCGACCACGCCGGCCGCGTCATCTTCGGCATGATCACGGTGCGCAACCCCAATGCCAAGGCGGAGGAGATCGGGCGGAGCCAGCTGGCCAAGCTCATCCGCTCCATGGGGCTGGAGGAGGTGTCCGACACGGACCAACTCATCGGCGGTGAGATGCTGGTCAAGGTCACGATCCGCCAGTCGGAAGAGTATGGGGACAGCAATGAGGTGAAGGATTGGAAGGCGCAGAGCACGCCTTCGATCTCGAAGCCGAGCAGCCCTCCGCCAGCACCGACCGGCGGCCTACCTTGGAGCAAGTGATGGCCACCCTGCCTCAGCCCATCAACACCCTCGGGGCGTTGATTGATCAGCACCATGAGGCAGTCAGCGAGCGCCCCCGATTCCACATGGGGGCGTCAGCTCTCGGCCACCACTGCGACCGCTGGCTCTGGCTCAACTTCCGGTGGGTGGTGGTGCAGGAGTTTCCCGGTCGGATGCGCCGCCTGTTCCGCCGTGGGCACATGGAGGAGGACGTGCTCATGGCGGACATGAGGGCGGTGGGCATTGTGTTCAGTGAGGCTCAGGCCAAGGTCGACTTTGGCGGCTTTGTGCGGGGGAGCGCCGACGCCGTGATTGAGCGAGGCGTGCCGGAGGCGCCGAATAAGCGCCACGTCGCCGAATTTAAGACCCACAATCGGCAGTCCTTCAAAGATTTGGTCAAGCACGGGGTCAAGAAGTCGAAGCCCCAGCACTGGGCTCAAATGCAAGTGTATATGCTCGGCCTCGACATCGACCGGGCTTTATACGTTGCGATTTGCAAGGACGACGACACGCTTTACTCCGAGCGCGTGCGGCTCGACGTGGAGGCGGCGGAGTCATTTGTGGAAAGGGGTGCACGTTTGTCCCTTGACAATCGCCTTCCCCCGCCCCTCTCAACCGACGCCACCCATTGGCGCTGCAAGATGTGCCCGGCCCATGGCTTCTGCCACGGGGGCGCGCAGGTGAATCGCTCCTGCCGATCCTGTAAGTGGGCCCGAGCAAAGGACGATGCCACCTTCTACTGCGAGCGGCACGGAGGCACGATCCCGCGCAGCTTCGAGCCCAAGGGCTGCGATGAGTGGGAGGTGATCGAAGATTTGGAGGCGCAGCACCGATGAGTATGACCTTCGAGGCGGAATTGCAGCGCTATCTATCGCGGGGCATGACCTTGCAGCACCGGCGGCTCGAATGGATTCGACGGCTGAAGAACGGCGACCCGTACCAGAACCAGATGGAGGAGCGGGTCAAATGGAAGCAAGAGGTGGTCGCAAGGTCTGATAACCACCTCCCGCTGCCGGCCACTTGGGACATTTTGCCAGTTTATTTATAGGGAGAAGAACGATGGAAAACAAAAAAGGAAAGATCATAAATCAGCCGGTTGTCGACAGATTGTGGATTGGGGGGCGGGAGGTCGATTTCCACCTCATCGCTGCCGCGCCTGAGTTGCTGGAGGCTTTGGAATTCATGGTCTGGTATACAGAGTTGGTGTATTCGAGCGAGATCCTGAAAAAGCTTGAGGACAAAGCCCGCGCAGCCATCGCAAAAGCAAAGGGAGAAGAGTGATGACTTGGCAACCGATTGAGACAGCGCCGCTTCACCTGCACCCCAAACAGTAAACCCAGAGGCGACTAATGCTCCGCGATTACCAGCAGCGCGCCATTACCGCGCTCTATGAATGGTTCAGAAACAACGCCTACGGCAACCCCGTGCTGGAGCTCCCCACGGGTGCCGGGAAGAGCCACATTGTGGCCCAGCTGTGCCGCGACATCATGGCCGAGAATCCGTCCGCCCGCGTTCTCATGCTCACCCACGTCAAGGAGCTCATCGAGCAGAACGCAGGCAAGCTCCGAGATGCTTGGCCCAACGCACCCATGGGCATCTTCAGCGCTGGCCTCGGCCGCAAGGACATCGACGCCATCACCTTCGCCGGCATTCAAAGCATCTATCGGCACGCGAAGCGCCTTGGCCATGTGCACCTCGTCGTCATCGACGAGTGCCACCTCGTGAACAATAACAGGGACGGACGATACCGGAAGCTCCTCGATGCGCTCACTGAGATCAACCCGGACCTGCGCGTCGTGGGCCTCACGGCGACGCCATACCGGCTCGGGCAGGGGATGCTTGATCAGGGCGAGGACGCGCTCTTCAGCGACATCATCAGCGTGGTCAGCATCAGCGAGCTAGTGGCGAAGGGCTACCTGTCGCCCCTGCGCAGCAAGCTCCCGCCCAAGGGCCAGATTGACCTGCTCGGCGTTGGCAAGGTGGCCGGCGAGTTTAACCAAAGGGAGCTGGAGGCGGCGGCACGGCTCTCCGAGATCGAGGCCGTTGAAGCCATCATCCAATACAGCGGAGGCCGTGGCTCATGGCTCATCTTCTGCACCGGGGTCGATCATTCTGAGGAGGTCGCCTCCGCCCTGCGTCAGCGCGGCGTCAGCGCGGCCTCGATCACGCAAAACACGCCCAAGGACAAGCGGGCCGAGCTCATTGCCGAATTTAAGGCTGGGCGCATCCAAGCCCTCACCAACTGCAACGTGCTCACCACCGGCTTCGATCACCCCGGCATTGATCTCATCGCCTTCCTACGCGCCACCATGTCGGCGGGGCTGTACATGCAAATGGCCGGGAGAGGCATGAGGATCGCAGAAGGCAAGACCGACTGCCTTGTGCTCGACTTCGCCGGCAACATTGAGCGCCATGGCCCCGTGACCAACGTGAAGCCCTCGAAGCGCTCGCGGCGCGAGGATGGCATTGAGGGTGACTCCCCGGTTAAGGCGTGCCCTGAGTGCCATGAGCTCGTGCTCATCAGCGAGATGACCTGCCCCGCCTGCGGCCATGTGTGGCCGGAGAAGGAGCGCGAGTGGCAGCTGGCGGACGACGACATCATGGGCGCCAATTCCACCCGCGTGGTCAAGGTGGCCGATTGGGCTTGGCGCGAGCACATTGCGAAGAAGTCGGGAAACTACATGGTCAAGGTGACCTATTACCCCTCCGCCCTAAGTGAGATTCCGGTGACGGAATATCTGGCCATCCTCAATCAAGGCTATGCTGGCGAGAAGGCCCAGCAGCGCCTGCTGAGCCTCTTCGAGCGATCCGGTGCGGAGCGCTGGAGCAATGCGTTGCCCGAGCTCTGCGACATCCTGAACCAAGCCCAGCCGCCAGCAGCCATCAAGGTGGAGAAGCAAGGCAAGTGGGATCGGGTCATTGGGACCGAGTGGTGAGGCTCCTGCGCGACGACAAGCGCTTCTTGGCGCGCCTGCTGGAGCCGTTGGCCCGTGAGGCCAAAGGCCGCGTCATGTGGGCCTATAGGGCCGCGTGGGAGGATGGGGAGGCGGAGGAGTCAGCATCGCATCGGAAGGAAAACGCCGGCCGTAGGGCCGCCAATCTGTGGGTCAGGGAGATGATGATGGAAACACCGGCAGCCGTTTTGCGGTATCGTGAATTGATCGAGCAGGGGCCTCCGCGCTTCTGCCACACCTGCGACCACTTCGACAAAGAGGAAGGACACTGTGCCCACTTCGACGCGACGCCCCCGGCCGACTTCACGGCGACGGAAAACGCCTGCGACCAGTGGACGATCGAGGTGCCCTTCTGAACATTGGGAGCAGCGTGAGCTCGTCAAATGGTTCCGCCAGACCTATCCCCACACCCGCATTTTTTCCGTGCCCAACGGTGCGGCCGTGAGCCCTGCCCAAGCGGCTCGGCTCAAGGTCGAGGGGTTGAGCGCCGGCGTGCCCGATCTGTGCGTGCCGGAATGGTCCCTGTGGATCGAGATGAAGCGGCAGGAGGGTGGCCGGCTCAGTGCGGCGCAGAAGGGCTGGATTGAGTATTTGGAAGAAGTGGGCCACACCGTGATCGTGGGGAAGGGGTGGGAGGATGCGCGTGGCCAAATCATTCGCATACTACAACGAGTTTGACCCATATGCGGCGCAATGGCTCCGCAACCTGATAGCAGCTGGGTACATCGCGCCTGGCGTCGTCGACGAGCGCAGCATCGAGGAGGTGAGCGCAGATGACCTCAAAGGATTCACGCAGTGCCACTTTTTCGCAGGGATCGGTGGATGGGCTCTCGCAGCTCGACTTGCTGGATGGGCTGATGATGAACCCCTCTGGACCGGCTCTTGCCCCTGCCAGCCCTTCAGCGCGGCAGGAAAGCGAGGAGGGACCGAGGACGAGCGCCACCTTTGGCCAGTCTTTTTCCGCCTCATCGCGCAGTGCCGTCCTCCAGCAGTTGCTGGAGAGCAGGTTGCATCAAAGCTTGGATACCAATGGCTCGCCGGAGTACGCGCTGACTTGGAGTCGGAAAACTATGCCGTCGGGGCCGTCGATTTGTGCGCTGCGAGCGTCGGCGCGCCTCACATCAGACAGCGAATGTGGTGGGTGGCCGACGCCGGTGACATCGGATCACATGGGCTCAAGGCGAGCCACGGCGCACAAAGAGCACTGGACAAGCAATGCTGGGACGACGCTGACCGATGCGGCTTGGTATGCAACGGGATGGCCGACGCCTCGAACGGTGGACGCGCACGGCCGGAGCCTGAACGATGGGAAGCGCGGAGCCAGTCTGATCGAGGCGGCCGCGGGCTGGGCAACGCCGACGACGCGGGACCACAAGGACACGGGCGACTTGGGCGGCTCAATGGTTCGCAAGGACGGCAAGACACGCTTGGACGCTCTGGGCCGCCAAGCGTGGATAGCTGGCAAGGAGTCCTCATCCCTTGCGCCGACGGAAAAGCGCGGCGCATTGAACCCAGCATTGAGCCGCTGGCTCATGGGATACCCAGCCGAGTGGGACGCCTGCGCGCCTACGGCAATGCCATCGTCCCGCAAGTCGCGGCCGAAGTCTTGAAGGCGTGGAGGTTCTAAGCCTCCCGTTTTTAGAAAGAAACGGTCTATAGAATTTCTGGAGAAAGGCTAAGTGCAGGCGTAGGGTTAAGGCTCCAAAACAAGGAGGCACCACCACCATGAACAAAGCCGCTTTTATCGCCCTCATCGCCCTCTTCGGCGCAGCCATCGCCACGGATCAGTCATACGTTGACGCGCAGGCCGAGCAGGACCACACCGAGGAAATGGTCTGCATGGGCTACTGGCCCCCGGAGGTTGCCGAGTTTGAGCTCGACTGCTCCGACTACGGAGGCCGCCATGAGTTTCGCCAATGAGCTCCTCCAAGCGCTCGCCCGTGGTCATCATCTCCAATTCGAGGAGCCGCCCCGCTCAGCGCGTAAATCCGCGCCGGCCCACCTATTACCAAGAAACGCAGCTCGGCCGGAAGGCGCGGCTGATGAACCGCTGGCGAGACACCTGTCCCTTCGGGATGGCGGAGATCGGCCGCCGCATGGCGTGGCTGGCGGGATGGGAGGACGCGCACCATGAGCTCGGCTTTGAGCGTGTCTGATGTTGACGCCATCATTGATAGAATGACGGAGGAGGAGCTCATCGACTTCATGGGTCCGCAATTCTGGATCAGCTTGGTGCACAAGCATTTGAGCGATGAGGTATGGGTGCCGGACGTGAGGAGGGAAGTCCGTGATCATCTCTTGGACGTGCAAGTGGGTCGGCTGCGGTCATAAGCAGACAACCGACACCGACTTTTTCGGGCCTAACGTGGCCCACTGCTTCAAGTGCAAGCGAGCCACGCGGCTCATGGTAGCGAAGCGGGCCGATGGCAAGGGTGTCGCCATCGAGTCCCGTCCGCTGCCGGAGGATTAGCCCAGCCGATCCATCAGGGTCAGCGCCACCCAAATAAACGGCGCAGCAAGGCCCAGTGCCGGCAGTAGGATCAGGGCCGCGATTAACGCGCACACCACCACGGCCCAGCCTGCCAGTTTCTCATGCGTCTCCATCTTCCCTCCTCGGCACGGCCGCCAGCCTTGGCGAGTCATCAAGGATCATGCGCAGAGCCTTGCGAGCTCGCGCCAGCAGCGCAGGATCGTCCGTCACCACCGTGATCGTCACTGAAGCCCAGTGGTCGTCGGTTTCGGTGTCCTCCTCCCACTCGATGCGGTTCACGAGTGCGCTGCCTTATAGCGATCCCGAGGCCGGTAGGCGCGCCCCACGATGCTGTTGAGTGCTCGGTTGAGGTCGGCGTCCGTCTTGATGTCGAACACGTCCCCGACGCCTTCTGCGATGATCCGGTGCGCGTGAGGCCCATGGCCCGGCATATGGAAGATTTGCGCCCCCTGCCGCTCGGCCACGCGCTTGAGGCTGTCCTTGATGGTCGGGGCGTAGGTGTTATTGGTGATCATGCTGCGTCCTCTCCAATCATTTCCGGGGTGATGATGACACGGCCGCACTCGCCGTGCTTCTTGTGATAGGTGATGACCTGCGCTTCGCGGCCGGACATATAGCCTCCCCTCGATGCGTAGGCGTCCGAGGCCGCGAGCGTCCGATGCTGCGTGATCACCATGAGGTTGCCCTCGACTTCATGGCGGTGATGGAAGTGCCCCATGTGGGCGAAGCTGTGCCGCGTCCGCCCGAACACCTCTCGAAACTTGGCCACAAAAACATCGTCGATGGCCGTGATCTTGCGTTTGTGGCCATGGTGGAAAAACAGACTCGTGTCGCCCCACTCGAAGCAATAGTAGGGGTCCGGCGACTGGTCCACCGTGACGCGGGGCTCGTCCTCATAAAGCGCCGCCAGCCATTCGCGCATCCAAATCGAGCTCACGGGGTTGTGGTTGCCCTCAGCCTCGATGAGGTGCACCCATGGGTACTTATCCAGCATCATCTGCATGATCTGGCGCCGCACTCGTATCCAGAGCCGGACGATGCGGGAGAAGCGCGTGTCGGCATCGAGGAGGTGCTTAGAAGCCGGCGTCAGCGGGTCCATGCCGTCGAAATGCAGGTCGTCGCCGAGGAAGCAGAGGATCGCCCCAGCCGCTTTGGGCGCCTGCTCAATGGCTCGCTCAAACCAGCCCACCAGCAAGCGCTCGGCAATGGCGGTGTCCCAATCGTCGCCCCGCGTCTCCTCGCCCCATGCCAGCATCCCAAAGTGGAAGTCGGTGATGACGTGGAGATTGACGAGCTCGGGATCGGTCGGCTTCGGCTTCGACTTGTTCCGAGGCTCGCGGGGTATCTCCTCCTTGCACGCCTCGATGAAGTCGAGGGCGATCTGGCGGAGCGCCTCCTGATCGGTGGCGGTCTTGACCCATTGCAGCTTGGGCTGCCCGTCGTCGCCGTAGAGCGTCGACACGCCCTTGACGGCGAAGGGGGTGGTGGTGGGGTGCCTCATGTCCGCCTCGGGCGCGTAGCCCATCTTGGCGGCTCTCAGGCGTACACGCTCGACGGCCTGCCGGCCGTTGTTCCGATGCTCGCCAAGGGCCTTCGCTGCCGCGTGCATCGAGCCATGCTCCAGCACGGCGCTGATCCATTTGCGCTCGGTGGAGCTCACGGCGTAACTGAGGAGCTCGGGGTCGACCTTCATGGGTGCAGACATTAGCAATGCACCTCGATGCCACACATGGCCTCAAAGGCGGCGTTGTGGCCGATGATCTGCTTGATGGTATCTTCGGTGTCGAGCCTGCTTGCGCAGATTGGCTCGAACACGGTGCAAGCGGGATCAGTCCCTAAGGGAGCGCTCGCGCACCCCGTCAGGATCGTCACCGCCGTCAGTATTGCGGCTTGCTTCGCGATTTGCTTTGCGACGCGCATGGATTCCCCTCCTCACGCTTTCAGCCATCTCCCTCAAGCTGTCCGACTCCACCTCGGCTCGGCCGTGCCTGCTGCCCATAATGTAGGCATAAAGGCACGCACCGAGCACTGAGGTGATGAGGATTGCCTCAAGCATCGTCGGCGTTCTTGTTCTTGCCTACGTTGCCGGCGAGCACGTTGAGCACGCGCAGGACCATTGCCACCACCTTGTCATCGGATTGGGTCGGGGTCAGCGCGGTGATGGCCGTGGCGGCCGTGACAAGGCCCGTGATGGCCGTGAGCCATGCGGGTGCAGCGTCGAGCAGGCTGAAGATTGCGTCCATGAGAGTGCCTCCTAGGGCCATTGGTAGGTGGGCCAAAGGATCGTGAGGGCCCATTCGTCATGCTGAGAGAGGACGGCCATGAGCTCATCGAACGCCTTGCGCGAGCTCACGATGCCGGGCTTGCTATTCACCACCATGTAATCGGTGCCGACGAGGATGCAGCCCTCGCTGTGCTCGATCCAATTGCCGGGGTGAAAAAGAATATGGGATCGGTTGGGAACGTCGCACACCTCCCAAGCCGCTTGATACTGCTCCTGCGTCAGGCGCGAGATCAGCGGCGAGGGCCGCTTCTTGAGCTCATAGCGCCCGGAGGGGATACAGCTGACATTGCGGGCATTGCCCTCCCACGGCCGCTCCAGCGTCTTGCAGGACCATTCGCCAATCGTAAGGGTGCCGAACACGCCCCACGGCGAGTTGCCCATGCGGCGGAGGATTGCTTGATTATGCGTCGCCATCATCAAGCGCCTTGGTGCGCTTCAAGTAGAAGCGGAGGGCGGCAAGACCGGAGCAGATACCGATGAGGGCGGCGACCAGCTGGAGCCATTCGGTGATGAGGGGAAGGTTGGCCGTGATGGCACTGACGACGGAAGTGGCAGCGAGCGCGTCGGCTGCTTTGTGTGCTTGATCTTGCATGGCCCGCTCCACTTCCGTGTGCCCTCCGATTATATCAATCGTCAGCTGGCGGGGCTAATGATTCCGCCAGCGTGTTCTGCCGCACCTCGGCCGCCACGCGCAGGTTTTCATGCTCCTCCGCCAGCGCATTCATGCGCTCCCGGATGCGCAGGATCGCGGCCACGTTGGCCTTCTGCTCGGGGGTCAGGTCGTCCTCTTTGTATTCAACACCGTCAACCGTGATCATTTATCTCTCCCGTTCCACAATTCAAAAAGCACGCGGACCTTTTCCTTGAGCGTCTCAACGTCCGCGTGCTGCTTGGCCAGCACAATCACCAAGCCGATAAAGCCCACAAATATGGGCCAGATTGCGGAGATGGCGTCGAGCACGTCCATTCATCACTCCTTGCCTCTCCGCTGGTTAGTTTATCACCAAGGCGTCCCGGTGGCCGTGATGGGGTTTTGGTCGGCTTCGATGCGTGCCGCCAGCGCCGCCTCCGTCGCGTCCTTGTCCACGCTCTCCCACACCCAAGCGAGTACGTCAGCCTCGGTGAGATCGTCATAAGCCACGAAGTCCTCGGACTCAGGGTCGTAGGTGAAGCCAGCGGTGCCGTAGGAGGAAGCGCTGTAGTCGCCGTCAGAGGCCGTGCAACGCCAATGGGCCACCGTAATACCCCCATCCGCCAGCGCGTGTTCAGTGGTCGGAATGGACCAGACAAAGTTAGCCATTGGCTTGTGCCTCCATGTGAGCCTTATAGGCGTCGATCACTTCTTGGGTGTGAACTGCGGAACACACCGCCTGTACTTTAGGGTCTTCGGCGCTGTAGTCGTCACCGGGGGCCACAACGTGGCGGTGATAGCTTTGGGAAATGACGTTGCCGTCCTCCACGATCCGCGTGGCCGTGCGCACTTGAACGTGGCCGCTTTCGGTCACCTCGATTTTGTCCACTACTGCTTCTTTCGTTAAAGCCATTGTGTTTCTCCTTGGTCCGCCTCAAGAGTCCACTTGAGGTAATTAGGCGCTTAATCTGTAAAATAAAATCCATGGATGTGCATTGCCGCATTAATATTGCTTGCTTCTGTTCCCAGAAAATCAGAACCATCACTTTGCTCATAAAATCTAATTTCTGTAACGTTTGCCGCAATGTGTAATGAAACATTTAAATCTGTTTTGAATCCTGCTTGATAATTTAATATTGCTCCGCCTTCTTTAGTAGTTGCGCTAGAAGTAAACGGAAGCGAGCCTATCTTAAAATGAGTGTTGCTTGCTACTGCTCCACTAAGCTGAAAACGCAATGTGACATAAACTACATTTCCTATTTTCCGGTAGTGGCCTGTAGTGTTGTTGTATCCCACACTTGTTGCCCCTGATGTAAGCGTAGGCGTAAACGCCCCTTCTTCGTAGTCGTCTAAATGATTCGCCGCCCCAGTGCCGCCGAGGTAGACGCCGCCGGAGAGGTAGAGGTCTTTGTAACGTGCAGAAGCTGCACCTATGTCAATAGCGGCGTCTCGGCCTAAGCTAGTTGTGGTATCAAAAGGAATATAGGCACTAGCATTATCGTCAAATCGTAAACCTACGTCTGTAGTGCCAATGAGCAAATCCCCGGAGCGTGAAGAAATACTCCCGACCGTGGTGCCGTCTTTGCGGATGCCGATAATTTCACCATCTGTCGTAAGCCGGTTAAATATTGCTGCACGATTAGATGTCGTGACAAACGATGCTTCCCCGGTCTCCCTAATTACAGCCCCTTCGGTAGTATTGTCGTTAGCAGTCTTCCCCACCAGCAAGTTGCCGCTAGTATCAAGGCGCATATATTCAGAGCCGTTACGCTTCCAAATATGGTTATTTACTCCAGCACCGGCAGGGGCATAAACGACATCGTTGTTTGAATCAAACGTAAGGATATCGCGGCTTGTTCCGCCACTATCTTCAAATTTTAAATCACTGCCGTTTGATAGATATATATCGCCGGAGAGGTAGAGGTCTTTGAAGCGCCAACTAGAC